TTACACTTTCTGTACAAATCGGTCATCAATTGATACATTTCCATCGTGAATTGTAACACGGCTGCCAAGATAACCGTTGTCTGCTGCTCTGAGTACAGTACCTTTTCTGATTGTGACTGTGAAGTCCTCCACGACTTCGAGAAGATCTCCTGTAGAGATATATGGCATAAGATACTTACACTCCATGTATCCGATGCTGTTATTGTACTTGACCTTCACTCCAGCTGTACCAGTATCGAGGATTGTCACCTCGTCCCCTTTATGTCCGTCAATGATAACCGTGCTCCAATCTCTTGCGTAAATAGGTGCATCACAATACAGATATGCTTTTCCCGGTCTTAATTTTCTCACTGTTTCTACTCCTTCCATTCCAGCAATGTCTTTCTTGAACTGATTCCAAATTGATGCGTTTGTTCCATTCGCTCCCCATCCTGTCCATCCAGGGCAAGACTTTGAACATACATCCCAGTGACGAACAACATGTGCTGCATCGATGTTGTATTTCTTCATCAGCGACTTAACAAGTGCTACTGTGTTCTGATATGTAGCATTCGAGATTCTTCCATTTGTCGAGCACATCTCAATGGAAATAGAATTGCTGTTCGTGCATTTTCCGAACAGATTGTTCGCACCATAATTTTTTCCAACAGCCCAAGCGGTATCATTCTCACTAACAGCCTGAACTACAGTGGTATCATCCACAAAGTAGTGTGCAGAGGATCCACGGTTTTCGCTCTTGAAGTAGTTTCCGTTGCTTGTTGCCTTGTCAGTGCGATTTCCTGTGTAATGGATGACAATGTACTTGCGACCTCTGTTGCCTCTTGTAAAATTCACTTTCGTAAAATTCTGAATAAGCTTGTATGCCATGATTATTCTCCTTTCTGAGATCCGTTCACCTTTCCATCATCCAAAAGGTCTTTCACTCCCTTGAACCATTCATTAATCACTTTCACCAGCATATCCTCGGTAATGAATATACGGAGCCACTGAGGTAACAATCCTCTCGCCTGCTGTACTACCCATTTCAGTTTCTGTTCTCCCTGGCCGGACTCTTTGTAGATATGTTCAGCGTGAAGGAACAGTTCGTACACCTCTTTGCGGATGCCCTCCAGTCCTTTTGCTTTCGCATACTGATATGCGACCACTGCCGTTACAACGACCAGCACTGCGATTACCAGGATAAGAACCGGAATCGGCACCTGGCTTAAATAGTTTAATAATTCCATAGAATCAATCCTCCTGTTATGCTTTGTAATCTCTTGATAGTTTCATGTAGCGTTTATAATTATTTGACCGAGGAAATTATTGCCTAAACGCTATAAAGGCAAATATGGGGCAAATACAGCCTTCTATTTTATTCCCCTGTGATATGGTTCACTCCCTGCCTTGTCAGAAAGTTCTCCAGATCATGCTTCTGCTCCAGCTCGTAGTCCAATGCAGCGTGCATATCTCCATTGCATTTCGCATCTGGAATCCTCTGCATCGCCTTTGCTGTAGCTTCTGACAAACAAAGAGAACCGTCCAGAGCTTTCAGCATCATGTACTGCAACTCCTCACGGTTCTTCTCTTTCTCATCCTGTTCTCTCTGCCTACATGCCCGTTCGTTCTTCTCGACTTCCGCACGTTCCTTGATTCGCTTCTCCAGCAACCAGAAACAAAATGCCACGATTGCGGACGGGATACCGGCAGCTATCAATAAGTCCATTGGATCTCCTTCCTGCTATTTCGGATTTTCAGAACTAACCTACCTTTTCGGCTGCGCTCGTATCTGCATATGCAACACCTCCTTCACTGATAATTGCTATCTCATCATCATCGCAATCTGCATACCTCCGGCATGCGTGCTCGATAATGTCAAGATCTGCTTCGATCTCATCCAGACTTTTAGTTGGCGTCCCCTTTATCAGGAAGATTAGATCATAGATTGCCGACCAGAGTTTGGAGATAATCTGTAACTTTGTCATTTATCGCCCTTCCTTTTCCTGAAAAGATGATAGTGAGGTTTCTCTTCACCAAATAAAAGCCACCGGATCAGATCATCCAGGAAGATCCCGAATGCTGACAAAAAGAACCACAACAGCGTAAATTCCGGACATATCTGGCCAAATATATTTCCGGGCATGTTACTGTAATCCCACATATTCAGTCCCAACCATACATTCAGGATCAACCCGGAAATAAATTCAATCACCGTGATCCCGGATGCAGCTATCAACTGCTGGAGAACCAACGGCATACATCGTGATCTCTCGTTAATCACTCCGCAAATGATGAAGCATAAGCCTCCGCACACTGCCATTGCCGGAAATGAATATCCCCGGAAGATCACTTCCAGGGAATAATAAAAAACTCCTCCGACCAGGAAGAGTGTCAGGTACTTTATGATTTTTTTCACTATGCAATACCTCCGGATGCAATGGTTTTCATGTAATCTTTCAGGACTTCACTCTGGAACTCTTCTGGGACTTTCGCTCCCCAAGTAATCTGTTCCAGTTCAGATGCTTTTCTGATGGACTTAATCCACATGTTCAGGGCATTACAGTAGGTTGTGTTATAAGACACGTAAAACATTGCAGTATCTACAATCTTCTGCATATCAGTAGCCGTGAAATACTTGCATGGCTGTCCATCCTCGTGATACTCCATTTTTTCTTCTCCGGCCAGTAACTGCATTTTCTTTCCGAACAGATTCAACTGGTCTTTTTCTGTCAAGCTGAAATGCTCTACTCCGGAAGATGTGCTCACATCTACTCCAGCGTAAATCGTCTGCTCACATGCTGATGCGATTTCCTGGTATTTCGCTTTTCTTGCATCCTCCAGGCTCAGACCTTCCACACCGGAAGGATCCGGAACCTTCTCCACTTTTGCGTACCAGTAATCAAAATCAGATTCGATCTCTTCCTGGGTTACTTCGCCCTGGTAATGGAACTGGACCTCCTCGCACTCCCACACCTTGTACTTATTCTTTTTCCCATCCTGGATGTCCTCTTTATCCACCAGCTCAATGTTTTTACGCATGATAACATCTGTTCCGGAAAATACCGGATAGACCTCAACTGCTGAGGGCTGCGATAAGTAAGATTCTCTTCTCATTTTCTACTTCCTTTCCGTGCTTACTTGCACTGTATGAACACATTTTGAATAGCTTATCAAAACAATACTCCATCCGGAATTTCAAACTGTTGCTATGCTTTATCCAGCCTTTGTATGCTGCAATCCGGCAGGCTCTCCACCATGGGATAAATCCTTTCGCCTTGAAATCTTCCCAGGCTCTAAGCACTTGCCTCCGGATTCTCCGGAATACCCTCCCACGGATGATCGTGTATCTCCTCCGGACTACATAGCCCATCATATCAACTCCGGGCGTCCTTTTCTTACTGCCTTTCCTTCGCTCTTCCAGGTTCTCCCGTTCTTCATCAAACGAAGCTACCTGGTAGAATTGCCAGATATCCTTAATCTTCAATCCAAACTTGTCATGAGCCCAGATCGTAGCTTTCTTCATTGCCTTTTTCAGCTTTGAAACATCGCCATAGATTGTGAAATCATCTGCATAGCATACAATCGCATATGCAAGCCTATTTCGCTTTCCTCTGCGTATCTGAGCTTGCTCATAGATATATCTCAATACATAAGACATCACGTAATTGAATAGCCATGCCGGAAGATATCCTCCTATGCAAAGATGGTTCCCAGGATAATTGCTCATAAGAGCACCCAGGAACCATAGCAGCACTTTATTCTTGCCTATGTCTCTTCTCAGCATCTCCATGACAACCGGGATTGTCACTGAGGGATAGGCTTTTGTAACATCTCCTTTCAAAGCAACTACCTTACCATGAAATTTCTTCCGGAGTAGTCTTTCGATTTTCCGCTTTCCGGCTACACCTCCCTTGTTCGGGATGCTTCCGTACTGAATCGGTAAAATCTTCGCTCTGAAAAGAGGTTTCAACGCATATACTCCGATATATTCAAATACCTGCTGTTCTGGAGATTCCTGGCAGATATCACGGAGCTTCTGCGTCAGTCCGTCAATTCTTTGGAACTGACGAATAGATTGTAATTGTAAATCTCGGTTGATTATACGTTGCGTCAGCATCTTTGCTACTTCTGATTCAGCTTCCAGGGTTCTCTTAAAATCCTTGTTTAGTCGATCTTCCGTAAGCTCACGCTTTGTGATCTTTCCGGTTTTGCAGAGCAGACGTTGAAAGTCGTTTCTTGCTCTTTTATTCCGGAAGCATTCCACAACGGCAATCTCGTTAAATTTCCAGTCCTCAATGTTGACCGTTGCTGGTTTGCAATATGTTTTCAAGTCAACCTCCTTAATATTCATCTGGTTACTTCCGTGGCTTTCCCTTTCGGTACTAGCCTCGTTGGTTTCAAGTTATTTTCGCGCATAAGCGAGGATTATACGATGCAATGATTTCTTAATACTCTTTTCAAAATTGTACCAGTTGCTCCGAGAGAGCCGTTCCAGTTAGCGTTAGACACCCCATTGTTCGAGTTACGGCAAGGAACGCCAGCATTACCGCCGTTGTTCAAGTTGCCAAAGCACCAAGCCGCACGAACACCAGAGGCCGCAGGCTCGCAGCCGAAGCCAGCCCCCACTCCAACGCCGCTTCCGCTTGCGTTAGTTGCCTCTGGCCAGAGAACATCATCATTGATTGCATTATCAGTAATATACTTCCATGTCCAGGCAGCCGTATCTTTCGGAAATACCAATGTTGGAACATTTACTTTTTCGTAGTTCTCATTGATTGCAGAGCCTACTTTTGACTGATCGTAACATTTGTAGCAATCAAAACAATAATTCTCATTCGCATCCTGGCTCCACTGCCATAATTCATCGGAGACAATCAGATAGGATCCGTTCATAAATTCTACACCCTGGATCATTCCTGGTTCTTTTCCGGAAGTCGGGCTGTATCGGCTACCATCTCTGCCGAGGACGCTGTCATTCCAGCCCGAATAGTACGGAGATGTTGACAGATAGGACTTTCCTGCCTCCGTATTGAACTTAGTACCCCCATTATCCACGTAGACAGCAGAATAATCCGTACCGTCAATGTTCACCGTCTCGATTGCTGTAATCAGCTTTCCATCAAAGATAGAATAGTTACTCGCTGTGTTTCTGTCAGAACCGCTCTGAATTCCAAGCATAACAGCTGATCCAACCAGAAGGTTTGCAGCCTGTTCTTTCGTCAGAATCACTCGCTCTACTCCAGTCTCACTCACTGCAACTGTGTACTGGTAGTTGTAAGACGTACACCCTTCAATCTTTCCCGAATTGCCTTTACGCCCATATTTCAGACGTACCATAGCATCCAGGAACTTTACAAGTGATCCGGAAGCTCCGGAATACTGTGCCCCTCTGGCTCTCCATTTGCTTACGCCTGTCTGGTGGGAGGTTCGGTTTACCGGAGCCAGTCCAGTTCCGCAGGTGATACTACCATCAGCTCCAATACCTGCATAATATTTCGGATGTGCAATGTACTCATGCACTTTTCCAGTTCTGTCTGTACCTTCTGGCCATCTCTTGTATCCGGATGCTGGGTGGCATCTTGTTTTCAAGTATTTATACTCATCATTCTGCCATTCTCTTTTCCAGGTGTTCTTCTGCACCATCCAGCACAAATGTTCGCCGGATCTGACATCTTTTGTGCTGTCAATATGTTCGACATAGAAAATTTCATGCGAACCATCTGCTTTTTTCTCGGCAGCCACTTCCAAACACCAAAACTGAGGAAGATGTGCAAATGGATCAGAGCCGGCAGTAGCTTCTGTAGATGGCGTACACACCAATCCGGCAGAATCATCCGTCAACTCTCCAATCATGGACGTACTCTTTGCGTATCTCGGTGTAGTAACTCCATGTACCCTTGAATCTTCAAGCACCTTTCCAAACCATCGTTCCAGCATGTCCGCTTTACTGTAAACCGTTGGATTATACTGATGCTTCCACCATTCTACAAACAGATCGTCTACCTCTGCTTTTGTTGTTGCTGCAGCAACTTTCTCCTTGTATGCTGCGTCTGCTTTGCCAGCCAAATCTGCACGCTGCAAATCCACGAGTTCTCTGATCGTGGACTCTCGTGGAAAATTTGTTACGTTTCCATTACTCATTTAATTTTTACCTCCTATTCGCTTACTGTATATACAACGTCAAGACCGCCATCATCCGGATTGCAAACAAAAGAGAACCCTCCTAAAGCAGCTGTATTAGCAAGCACCTGTTCTCGGAAATCCACGACTTCATTTGCATAATTTTCAATCGCCTTCTTCTGTTTTTCTCCTTCTTCCTGGATACTTGTAATCTGAGCATTTCCGGCTTCATTGATACTATCTACTGCATCTGTTCCAGCTTTGGTAGCATTGGCTGTCTGTTCCTTTCCTGTGTCCTCTACAGCTTTTACAGCTGCAGCTCCAGCCGAATTTACTTCATTGACTTTTGTCGATCCAACCGAATCAATATCCCCAACCTGTTTCTTTCCTGCCGCATTAACAGCATCTGTCTGAGTTGTTCCGGCCTTATTTACATTGTCGGTCTGTGCAGTACCGGCATTCTCTACCGCATTGACCGACTCTGTTTTTGCTGAGGATATAGCAACCAGAGCATCTGTTCCCGCCTTAGTCACAGCATTCTTCTGGTCTGTTCCAGTTTTCTCTACATCCTCTTTCCAAGTCTTTCCAGCAGTATTTACACTGTTCAGAGCATTAGTAGCTGTCTGGCTGAATTCCTGGACCGTCTGATCCACAGCTGCTTTTGATGTAGCTGCACCGTCCGCTGACTTCTTAGCGTTTGCCTCTGACGTGCTGGCATTCTTGGCTGACGTTGCTGATGCTGTCTCAGATGCTTTAGCGTTCTTTTCGGATGTACTGGCATTTGTTGCCGACTCCTGAGCTGCTTTCTTCGCAGATTCTGCCGCTTTCAGATTCTCAGCAACATTTGACTTGCTCTGATCAACTGAGGATTTCATATTCTCAACCTCGCCTTTCAGATTCTCAGTAGCCTCTTTGGATGCAGAGGCAAGATCGGAATAGTGCTTTGCATTGTCCTCGGCGTTCTCCGGGTGATCCTCGTGACCATGCGCCCAAGCTTCTGCAAGTTCAGCAGCCGCTTCTGCTCCTGCCATGGATTCTCTAACTGCTTCAATGGTATCCTGGAATATCTGCGCCTCGCATGGTTTGTTGAAAGCTTCCGGTTTAGGGCGAGCTTCAATCTCCATGATGATTTTCTTTGTGGTGTTACCGTGGATGCGATCAGCCACATAGATGAATGCGTATGCTTCATACTTGACGGAAGATTCTTCTTCCAGGATAAAATCTGGAATGCGAACATCTGTTACTCCGTCTTTTGTAACACCGATTCTTCGTTTCGCTTCTCCTCCGGTTTTCTGCAATGAAAAATGGACCTCCACAGCATCTGGAAGTCCAAGTCCTTCAATTCTCAAAATCTGGCCGAAATCATACTGCCAAATTCCTTTTACTGTTGCAGTATTCACTTCGGAGAAACTAGCAATATTGATATTTTCCATCACTGTTCCTCCCACATCAGAAATCAAATCTGGATACGGTCACTTCATCTGACCACAAGCTAAACTTATCCCCATCTCCATATGCTTTCACTTTAACGGTTGCTCCATCCATCCCGTTTGCCACAAAATCATCGAATCTATCCGACACAAAAAGCGAATTATAAGTTGTCGTAAAGACTTTTTCTGTCCCGTCTTCTTTGGTGATGCTGACTTCATAGCTTGTTGCATCCTCAATCGGATCCCACTTTACATTCAAAATCCCATAAGACCAATATCTTGATGCACTCTTGTAATACGATGCGTACTCCACTGTCGGAGTATCGAGGATGCATTTCTCAATCCAGTTTTTTGCGGCGTTGTTGATGGCCTCTTTCAAGGCATCGTCTGGCTCGAAATTGATATCTGGAATCTTCACAGATGGTGGATTCAATTTCGGTGTGCAGGCAAATACCGGCACCACATTAAAAACGCTCATTGCAATCACACAAATCATAGCCATTATTGTTCTTTTCATTTTTCTACACATTATTTTATCCTCCTTTAATTGCTTATTGTGCTTACTTTGGTTAGTGCTTGACCGATTGTCCCTCTGTACTCATACCGATACTCATTCTGTAGTCCGCTGTCAGGATAAGCACTACGGTTTGCTGACATCACATGCCCATAAGATGCTGTGTACCCGGCAGAGTCTACATGCTGCGCATTGTAACATTTCATTACGTACATTTCTATTGGCTTTCCTTCTACAACAACATTAAACGTTGCATTGGTTGCAACCTTGAACACACCATCATTTCCGGATGTTTTTTTAATGTATTTTCCTCGTAGGAAATTCAGATTTTTGTAATCACTTGAATTTGTAACACGGCACGTCCTCACAGGATCAGCAAGGACAACTTCTCCATTTGCTTTGCCGATTGCATCACTGTAGCTGATTGTAAAATCGGGTTTCAGTCCTGCAACACCCGCTGGCCAAGCCCCAAGACCCAGTGCTTTTTCTGCAGCTAGATTTGGAGTCAGATTGGAACTGAACTTTTCCCAGACATGCATATTAACAATCTTGTCTGGTGCTGATTCAAGATCGTTTCTGACAGAACCAACTTCGTCACTTACGCTTTCAATTTCTTTCCTTAATTCTTTTTTCAGATCTTTCAGTGCCCGGTCTATCTTGTAGAATGCTTTCAGATCTGAAATGGTAGTGGATATCTTATCAACCAGTTCGTCTGTTGTTATATCGCCACCATCTTTTCTTCGGATAGATACTCTGTCCTTGATCGAGCTGTTATCATTTGCATATTCCGTGGTCTTTGTTGTCCATTCTCCGATATCACTCAGCTGCAGATTCCCCGACCAGTACATCGTGATCCTCATTTCATAACCTTCCGGGACGGATATTGCTTCATTTGTGTGACGATCATATAGTACAGATACCAGCTCTTTTTTTGATTCCACAATCTCTCCTGTACCGCTGTTAATAGAGCCATTTGAAAAAAATCTCATATCTGCTTTTGTCTCTGTCATTCGTTCTCTTGCTGATGCCATGTGCTCATTCAAGGCTGGAACCGACTTCACAACACCTTCCTGTCCGGTACTAATGTTCTTTATCTGCGTTCTTACCGCTTCTCCGGCAGAGTTATATGTCTTTCCATCTGCTCCAACACGGATATCAACTAACTCACTATTTCCGGACGTGGAATTGTTATTTGCAACTATCGTGTCAATCCTTGATCTGGCAAGCAGATCTACCGCCCCTGCTTTTCCATCGAGATAGCACTGCTTTATTGCATCATGAATGGCTTGTCGAACATCCTTGCCATACACTTTCGTTTTTATATTTCTCAACAACTCTGTTATATCTGCCATTTTCATCCTCCTACTTATTAAGCTTTCCGGTTAATGTGGAAAAAGAAACGCCGAATTCATACACTGAATTATCCGGCGTCAGTAAATCAATTTCTATTTTTGTACACAGAAAATAGGTATCTATGCCATGCGGAGGGGATACAACTCTTACTTCATCTCCTTCAGATATGATTTCTGTGTTTACATCAATCAGATGCAAGTCTACAGCTTTAACTTTAAGTGAAACCGACATTGCAATCCCATCATCAAGGTATGCTTTCCCTTTTTTCAACAAATTGTTTGCATCAGTAACATCATCCCATTCATGCGTTTTCGTGATTCTTCCAAACAGCTTTATCCCTGTAGCACTCTCAATATAATCTTTTCCGCTGTTCACGGACTCAATCGTTAGCCTGCCGGTTTCGTTTCCGGAAGAATCTTTCTGCCTTTCTCCAAGCGGTATCAGCACGGTAAAGACATTCTCTGCTGTAATATATTCGGTAATATCAAGTAGATTGGTTCCGAACTCAATAACCTGAGAATTTGTCTTACCTGGCTTTGTCACATAATCAATGTATTTCTTGCTTTCTGATATCCTTGTTCTAAGATATCCTCCATGCGTGTTGATAAGCTTTTCCTTGATCTCGTTCAAAGTGTTCGGATAGACAGTCGAACTATAATGGACGTAATTATTTGAATCGGTAACTGTGATTTCTCCGATCGCAAACTTTTTTTCTTCATCCACTTGCTCATTATGCTTATTTATATATTGCTTGAACAGCTCTGGCACATCTCCGGCATAATCGTATGGACGCTGAATGGAATCAACTAAATACGCAAGTTCTCCCTCACACACTGCTTTCTGCCGCTTATAAAAATCCTTCTCCGTATTTAACAGCCGGCCGTGGAATAATTCCTTGGATTGGATCGTTTTCGAATAAACTTGACTATAATAGGTGTATGAATACATGGCAAAACTGATTGTTCCACTTGTAACCGTTCTTGATACAGACGCAAACTTATACACTTTTTCATCTGTAGCTCCATCTTTCAAATCACCGTAGAAATACGGATATTCTGAATAATTATTATATATCTCGCTTGATCCGGAACCATCTGTATTTAATGGACCTGCTAATTTTATTCGCCCGGTGTGCGGATCAACAGAAGCTGCTTTGTAAATAACTGTTGTAGGAATTGACGTTGATAAATTTGCGCTGGTTTTGACATCATCTTTCAAGATATATGCCTCAACGTCTGATGCGACAACAGACACAATAGTTGAAAGCTTTTTCAGTTTCTCATAACCAACATTGTTAGGCGGCATTGTAAACCGGAATGAACCAGCTTTATTAAGCTCTCTTATTACTTTTGCAGATAAAAATGCGTACCCGTCATTAGCAGCAAGAAGAGGAGAGTATATGATCTCTCCATCTGCATAAACTGTATACATCAGATCATCCCTCCTCTGTAGTCAATAGATACTTTCCCTTTCCCAGAAAAAGTCAGCTTGTTTTCACCGGCTTTGATGATGATTTCAAGCAGCTTGTTTTCACCATTTTTTAGGTCATACGTTGTTTTTTCAAACTCGACTTTTAATCCATCTGCTTCTTCCGCATAGAATATAGGCACAACCTCTTTCTGGTTTCCGCATATGACATACTCTAATTTGCCATCTACTGCGATATTTCCATACTCTCGTATTATTCCAGTTTCAAAGCTGAACGTATCCCATATCCAATCTTCCAGACTTCCGGATAATTCCATTTTATACGGCTGGCAATTTGCAGATATCACAACTTCCGCTGACACTTCATTCGACTTCGATGTAGATATCTCTATCGTTCCATCGTAGTAATAACAAGGATCTGTATCCAATGTGATCCTCATTCTTTTTCCGTGTATCTTCCCGGCGATATTACTTACCAGATCTGACCAGTCATTATAATTACAATTTTTTGCATCAAAACGGAATTCCAATTTTCTTGTTCCATACTGCATTCTTCCGGTAAGGGACTCACTCAGATCGAGCACTCCGTCCCCTCCCGGAATATCTATCAGTACAGTCTTTGGTTCGGGGAGTCCTATAGTAATACTGATAAGCTTTAGTCCCCATTCCTCGTAAGAATGATACTCACCGAACTTGATTCCTGTAATCGGCATGTTATACACCTCTTTCTTCCAGATCGTACTGCTTTCCAAGATTCTCATCAATGTAAGGCGTTGTCACTTCTGCAATTTCTTTTCCATCCAAATCAACATGCACATGGGTCTCACCTTCAATGACAACCTCTGTCTTGCGATCACCAAATGACTGTCCGCCATCCCGGTCAACCTTGTACGTCTGGCTCGTATTTTTATCAATACTTATTTTTCCTGTCTCAAGATTAACTGCCGCCTGCATTCGATCTGCGAGGGCTTCCATTTCCTTATCTGTCTGCTTTTCTAGCTCTGGCATGGAATCTTCGATACCAACTCCGACTCCCGGTGGAATCCACTTTCCGACTTCCTTAGCGAATACACGCGATGGAGAATGAATTCCAAGTGCGCTCTTAGCTCCATCAACAATTCCGGAGAAGAAGCTGCTAACCTGGCTCCTGAACCATCCGGCCGCATTGCTTATACCGTTCCATACTCCATGCACAATGTTGCGTCCGACTTCCGCCATTCTTGACGGCAGATTTGCTACTCCGCTAACAACAGCGTTTACAAGCATTGCTGCTCCGGCACGTCCTTTTTCAGCTAACTGGTTTCCCCAGTTTGCCACTCTATTCAGCGTATCAATCAGCCAATTCCAGATTCTACTTGGCAGTTGTGAAAAGAACTGTACGATACCATTAACTGTATTGATTGCAGCCTGTTTTCCACTTGCAAGCATGTTGCTTCCCCATGTTACAAGTTTGTTGTAGGCATCAACCAGACATGTCCAGATTCTTCCAGGAAGCTGCGTAAAGAACGTTACAATATTGTTGATAATGATCGGAATATTTGTTTTTACCCAGTTTACAGCGTTTGCGCCAAACTCGATCAGCTTTCCAATTACGAATCCAAGTGCGTATCCGACTTTGTATGGTAATTCGGCAAAGAAATCTCCTACTGCTGTTACTGCATCTCTAGCCGCTTGCGATGCGACTGATAACAGATCGGCAGCCCACGTCTTCACCTTTTCAACAGATTCAGTTAAAAACTCAGCCATGCGCCCCGGAAGTTCACTCACAAAAGAGAGGATTTCATCCCAGTGCTGCTTGATTGCGATCACCAGATTTGCTACTGCAAAAACAATACCGGCTACTGCCGCAGCTACAGCCGCTGGTGCTCCAAGGATCACTGCTCCAACCGCAGCTAGAACAATTCCGATTCCCATCAGTATATCTTTTACTACGCTGAAACCATTCTTGAACATGTCCACGAAATTCGTGACTGCAAGAATGACTCCCGTGACAACGGTTCCTATTCCTCCGGCAGTTGTAGTAAGATACTGGACCACTGTAGATGCAAGACCGGATATCTTAGAGCCAAGCGTTGCAAGCTTTGGAAATTCAAGAGCAATTACTTCTCCTAATGTTCCTGCTCCTCCGCTCCATAGAGTAAATCCCTCGACAGCTTTTGAAATAATTCCTGTAAGGCCTGATACTCCACCTTTAAAATTTTTAAGGATGGATAACAACGGACTCAACGCACCGGCTACACCTTTTGCGGCATTCAGTCCCACAATAGCTGTAACTATATTAGCTATCGCTCTTCCGACAGCTTCCATCGTTGCAGGATCTTGATTATTAATCAGTGCGAAAATATCGTTTAAGATATCAACTAATCCTTGAACGGCACTGCCGGCATTATCTAACAGCCCCTGGAGGAACCCATCTATCAACGCAGAAACACCAGGAAATTCTTTACTCAGTCCATCGCAGAAACCTGCGACAAAGTCCTTCGCAGCCTGTATAATTAGCGGCGTATTCTCCTGTACTGCCGTCCCAATCATGCCAAGCATTTCTCCGAATGACTTTCCGATTTCTTCTGAACGATCTACAATCCCCTGTATGAAGGACCATACAAGGTTTTCAGCTGTCTCAATCAACTTTGGGGCTGCTTGTGCGACCTCTGCTACAATCTGGGCCATTACTTCTCCGGTTTTTTCAACCAGAGCGTCTAATCCACCGTCATTGAACGCTTCTTGCAGTTCCTGCACCATCGTCTGCGCTTCTTTAACGACATCTTTCATCGGAGTTTCCATGTTTTCATACAGTGAAATTCCGAGGCCTTCCAGCCCTGACTTCAAGATCGTGATCTGCCCTTGCAGATTGTCGTTCATTGTCTCTGCCATTTCTGCGGCAGCACCATCGCAGTTTGCGATAGATCCTGACAGTGATGCAAAATCATCATCGGATGCATTAACTATCGCAAGTAGCCCAGTCATTGCTTCCTGACCACCTAAAGTAGCAGCCATCTGAGCTTTCTGGTCTGCTGTTAATCCTGCAAATCCTTTTCGCAGGTCAACCATAATCTCGTTCAGAGACTTCATGGATCCATTACTATTTGTTAGCGATATTTTAAGAGTATCCATTGCTCCCTGGACTTCCTTGGTCGGTTTTGCCATTCGGGTAAAGATGCTTCTAAGAGCTGTACCTGCCTGGCTTGCCTTGATTCCGGAGTTTGCCATCAGACCGATTGCTGTAGCACAATCCTCTGCGGAATATCCAAGAGCCCCTGCTACTGGCGCAACATACTTAAACGTCTCGCCCATCAGCCCGACATTTGTATTGGAGTTCGATGCGGCTCTTGCTAATACATCCGCAAAGTGCGTTGCATCACTGGCTTGCATCCCAAACGCTGTCAATGCATCGGTTACAATGTCACTGGTAGTTGCCAGGTCTTCTCCGGATGCTGCAGCCAAGTTCATTATGCCTTCTATACCAGAAAGCATGTCTGCTGTCTTCCAGCCGGCCATTGCCATATAGGAAAAAGCATCTGCTGACTCTGCCGCTGAAAACTTCGTTTTTGCGCCCATTTCCTTAGCCTTATCTGTCAAAGCTGTAAGCTCCGTCCCTGTTGCTCCGGATATCGCTTCTACTTTTGACATGGACGCTTCAAAGGTTGCCCCTGCTTTAACTGCAGCTGTCCCTATTCCGACAACCGCCGTAGCAGCTCCACCGATGATTGCAGCTGTTGCTTTCAATGCACCGGAAGCGCACGAACTGATCTTATTGATTCCATTCTGGAATCCAGACGAATCTATCGACGTATCAAATTTTAGAGTGCCATCATAGCCCAATGTTTTCACCTCGCTTTTAGGGCAAACAATGGATTATCGGCTCGTGATGGCACTACTTAATCTGTTGTCCGTATTTAATTTTCACTTCAAAAATATGGGAGCACTTTCGCCCTTTACAGGCTACTTGCACTCCCTTACATTCTGCCGACTCTGTGAAAAAGAGCGGCATTCTATACCCACATTTAGGACAAACTACTTGGGTATATTTCTTTCTGTCTACTTTCAAACCACACCTCCTTATACTAATCCGGTAATGTCTCCACCATTCAGCAGAGCTTCCGTAAGGAGTTCGTCCGCTTTCCTTTCAGCATCCGTGATCGGAAGCGCATGTATGGATTGCATTTTCTTGTAGAACTCTCTTTGTTCCTTTGACATTTTAGAGGTTATCTTTACACTTCTATAACCCATGATCTTCACAAACTCTGTATCTTCACTCAATCCTCTGAATAAAGCTCGAAACTTCCACCAGTGGAGTTCCTCAACATCTTGCAGATCAATCCCGTATTGTTCAAGAAACGCTGCGTAGATATAATCATCGTCATGCTCAAACGAATAGATTTGCTTTGCTCTTCCACTTCCGGATCCATGACCGCCGCTCTCTGTTTCCTTGCCGCATCTGTAAAACCAGATCATTTTATCGACTGCCATAGTCACGTTATGTGGAATCTCCGGGTAATAAAGTTTTAACCCCTGGATAAGTTTCTGACGTTTTCCCACCTCATCGTCCTGCATGAGTAATTCAAACAGAATAGAAATGCGGAAATCGGAATTGATCCGATACTCCGCACCGTCTATATCTACTGTTTCAGGAAGCACGTCCAGAATGATGTTAGCCATTGTTTACGGCATTAAAATTGTTTCTGTTCTGGTGCTTGTTTTTGCCACCTTTTCTCTGTTCAGCCCTTCTTTGTTCTCTGTTCTGGACTCTCTGGCCTGTGTATTTTTCCGTCATACTGTCCATGATGCTGCCCTGCTCTTTCACCATTGAAACAGTCTGGCCAAACGCTTCCATTCTGTCCCCCAAATTATTGCGCTTTGGGAAAATCCTGTCTGCTGTTCCTTCGCCGAATAAACGGTCAAAATAGCTGTCTACCATTCTGCACTGTACACGCATACAGTCTGCATTTGATAGTCCTTCGTAATGTTCCGGATTCTTAATCTCAACAGCAATCTCGGCATTAAGATTATCGAATTTCTCCACTACATCAGCATCCATCAGGTCAAGTTCAAGCTCTACTCCGTTAATTGTTACTTTACTCATTTCTATTTACCTCCTGGATTCAGATCAAGCGAGCTGCTTATGAAGCAGCTGCTGTAAATTTCTTAGTTTTAATATCAAATGTGCCAAGCACCGGATCTCCGACCGCATTCAGATTTCCGGAAATCGCCTGCTTATTCTCTCCGGAATATTTAGATACCTCACAAGACACCTTGAACTTTCTAGCTTCGTAGGAATCTGCACTTGCTGATCCGGAAGCTTTGTTCCACAATTCTACACGAACATACTCAAACTCTGCATCTGATCCGGTGTAATGGTTACGTCCAACCGTATAGATTGCGTCAATTGCTTCCTCTTCAACGATATGTTCTGCCTCGAACGGGAAGCTTGTCTCATATCCCGTTACGCAGCTTGAAGATGTAGCTTCGTTTACATATTTCACCGATTCAGTCTGTGCTCCAGGGCTTTCATCCAATGTTGTAAATCCGGTTCCCATCAGTGCCCATTCTGGAGCTTCTTCTGTTCCAGCGTTCAGATAATCTGCGATTTTGTGTCGCAATACAGCTGTTTTTTTCATCACGATACCTCCTTACGGTATAAAAGTCTTAATTGTATCTGATAGCGTGCGTTTCTCATGGATCCATCAAACATGTATCCATTGGAAAGCACTTCAATTTTCTCTGCATAACAATGCTCTGGAAGTTCCGGAACATTCTCAGCACGGTTTTGCTCCTCAATCCAGTCAGCGAATTTTTCATAAAACGAACTGTTCTGGATATTTTGGATTCTGTCCATAGAGTAATATTCACGGCTACCAAAATTGAATTGGTACTGTCTGTATTCATCTCCATTTACATAACGTTTCAACAGTGGATCGAAAATACCAGTTTCCACCGTATACTCTATAGCGTTCTCTCCCATAGCATCCACTCTCAAGACGCCATCTTCGAGCAAAGGGCAACTACCGATAAATTCAGTAATTGCCTCTATAATTGAGCTTGCCATATCAGCCTCCTACACTTTTTTAGCTCCTTCTAGGATTTCTTTCTTCTCAGCAACCTTCATCCTTTCAAACCAATGGGCTCCTCTGTTCGGATCATATGCCCTGGACTCCGCAGTATCGTAATACTGTCTTCTGGCATACGGTGCGATGTACTCAACAACTCCGCTTCCGATCGTAGTTCCGAGCTGTCCGGATTTCTCAAGCATTCCTGTTCTAAAAGGTACTCTGGGACTGCATCTTCGCAATACCTCAGAGTCAACAAATTGTTGCATCCGGCTAAATTTCTGGTTTGTTCTTGGAACGAATGTTGCGTCCCATTTAAGTTCGGCTATTCCATTCCGGCCTTGAACTACAATGGATCCTCTTGGAGTAGTGATCTGTTTAACTCCCATTATCTTCCACCTACTCTCCAGTGTTTGGTAAAGTCAGTTCCTCTTATCGTGTTGTCGGCATACTCAGTCACAATGAAAAAGTCATCGTATTTCTTTCCGAAATCAAGCACTTCTTCCGGAGAAAACTCTTTTCTATCCCTGATAATCCCTTCTCGGAATACCATTACATAGCTGTTCTTCTGCAACGTCCAAGACCTTTTCTTCTCCTCGCTACTAAGCCTGGAATATTCATGTTCCGGAACATAGTGCTTTCTTCCATCGGTCGCTGATCTGTAAGGAATTCGCACTTTGAAATTTCCACTTGTTGAGCCATTGTTGTCGAGAGAACTTGACGCATACCAACATGCATTGTAAATTACTGTCGGCAGGAACACTTCTCGTCTGTCCGCTCCTACCGCCTTGTTAAAAATAATGATATCAGCATTATGCATCATATTTCTTTGACCACCCCCGATATAACAGTCCAGTATTCGCAAGCCACCTCCTGGCTCTTGAAAGCATCTCTGCTCTGCATTCCGAGTCAGTACCAGCTTGCGAGTATGTAACTGAATATCCATCATTGCTTTCCGATGATAGATTGTTCTTTTTGTTTTCAGAGTAATTAACGAAAACATCAAGTACTGAACACACTGCGAACTTCACAGAAATTGGAATTTCTCCCAATCTTTGTATACGTCCAAAAGTAATTTCATCAATAAAAGCTTCTGCTTCAAGCTCTGCTTTATCAAATACTGAATCGTTTAGCACATCTCCGTGATAGCATTCTGCATAGAAGTTATAATCCACGTAATGAGATGCCCTCTTTACATCCATCATCTTATTTTCCCTCGTCTTTGCATTTTGATATTTTGTTTTCTTTCTGACTCTGAATATCTATTTTTCTTCCTTTCATGTCTGTTATGACATACCCTAAGGAAGCGTATACATTGCTTTCTTCATCTGAGATCCTGATTCTCCTGTTTGCTTTTATTGCTTTCAGCACTTTGCATGCCTCCTTATTCTCCTGCTTTCATTACCGCAAATGGACATCTCTTTGTCTTGTCTGTCTTAAGAGCATTGATTGGGTTTGGAATCTCCCATCCGAGACGCATTACAGCACGAAGCGCAACCATATCGTTCTGCATAAGATTGTATGCGATGGTTCCGTCCGTATTCTGGACAACACCTTCTGTGAACAGCTTAAATGTAATATCCTGACGGATAGAATATACAAGCTGCGAGAAATCTCCGGAGATCATGAGAGCTTTTGATTTATCAAACGCACCGTTGTTTGGGAAGTTCATTGGGGATCCATCAAGTGCATACTGTGTAGTTCCCTGCAAATCCTGTTTAAACAATGGATCACCATTTGTATTCTTCAGTCCTCTAAGTTTAGCTCTCATAGAGATATCTGCCATGTGACCATTTATAAAATATCCGCAATCTTCAACTTTTGCGATCACTCCATCCTCTGCCATGATTTTGTCATAGAGGCTGTCTGACGTTCCTAATGTCACAACTGCATTCGCTTTTGTAGCTGTCGCAACTACATCTTCTCTCCATGTAGAAGGTTTATTTTCACCAAACAGCACAGCTGCATCAATCACTTTTCCAAATGCCTCTGTTACTCTTGGCTTTACTTCTGCCCAAATGTCATATTCTGCATCGTCCAATACAGCTTCCGGAATCGGAACAATAACAGCAATTTCCTCAGCTGTAATAAACTTCTTGTCCCATGCCTGCTTTGTTGTCTTCTTCTGGCCATTATCACCATTTACAAAGTAAGCAATCGGCAGCATATCAAGTACTGGCATCTTGTACTGCTTACTAGTCATATTCGCAAGCTTACGTCCTCTTGACAGCACTGCTGACTGTGCGATTGTTCCCTGGATAATCTCGCTTGCTTCCTGTGTAGGAATAAGTGACTCTGCTCCGCTACGATCAATAACGTTTACATCTGTTTCAAATATTCTTAAATTCATTCTTTTTCTATTCATTTCATGCCTCCATTATCTTCTTGCAGCAGCTCTGATTCTGTCATTGATGGATGCATTCATATTTCCACCAGAACCATCGGATGTATTTCCTACTGAAGAATCTGCGATGCGATAAGAGCCACCGCCTGCATATCTTGGATTCTCTTTCAAAAACTTCTCTGCTGCCTTTTCAAATGTTGTTTTATCATCTACCATTTTGGAGATTTTAAAAGTTACATAGTCCAGATCGTCCGCCTTTACTCCTTTGCCGGACAAGAATTTTTCATTTTCCATCTGCCGGACCTTGTTCTGAGATTCTGCTAACTGCTGTTGTAACTGTACTACGTTCGGCTGGTTTTTAGCTCTCTCTGTTTTGAACTGGCTGATTGCCTGAGTTACCTCGTCTTCTGTCATTCCCTGACCTCTGAAGAAATTTGCAAGAGCTGCTCTTTCCGACTTTTTCGCTCGCGAACTTGCAATCTCTTCCAATTGTTCATAGGTATATGTTCCGGTTCCATGTGCTCCGGATGCGCCACCAGTGGATCCGTTTCCACCATCTCCATTCCCGGCATTTCCACCCTGTGTACCAGAGCCAGCTCCTGCGCCGTCTTCAAAGAGCTGTAACATCATTCTTTTTTTATACATTTCATACCTCCGTTTTGCCTCGACAGGCTCTGAGCTTTTTCCGTCTTCACGTTTTGGACATAATAAAAACACCCCGAAGGATGTTTTCTACATAAATGTTATACAGTTGTATTCCCTGTTAATATCTGTAACCCCAAGGAACCAAGAATCCATCAGAAGTTTTCCACCATCTGATAGTTTTTCCCATTCAATTATTGTCATTCCGCTTCCAGTATCCGCTCTTATCCGATCATTAGACAGATCTTTTAATGAATTAATCAGATTACATGTAAGCGCTGATACCGCAGCACACACGCGATCTACTCCATCCGTACCATTCATGCAGGCATGACCGCTCATATGAATGCCGTGATCTGTTATTTTAATGTTTATCATCAAATCCTCCTAAAAATGAGTACAAAAATACCACCGGCCGTATCGACTGGTGGCAACTACTATGGAATTAAATCTGTAATTCCTTTTGCTGTTTTATACATTTTCTGCATAATACTGTTTTCACTTAAGTATTCAAGTTCCTTTAATGTAATTCGAATATCTTCCGCATCAACGCTTGTATTTCCTGCTACATACTTTTGAATTAGTCGCTATTCTTCCGCGCATATCAAGATATATTCTCTCACGTTCTTGTTCCAGTTTCATCTTTTTAGAAAATTTAGCATATTCATTAAGCTGACCTTGGTATTTTGCTTTCATAAGCATCACTTCCTGCGGATCCGCGCCCCCATGCTGCAGCAGCTGTACTTTTTCGCGCTGTGCTCGCATTGCTGTTTCCATCTGACGCTGTCTCTGCTTTGCTTCATACAGAGTATATTTCTTGCCTGCAAATATCTTAGGTTCTGCCTCTTCCTCATTCTTTGCGTCCAACCAATCATCGGACCAATTACGCTCAGATATACCAGGAAAGAACGGATAATATGTATGATAACAGTTAGCACCCAAGAGACCCGTTACTGTTCCAAGACCACATACCGAATACAACTGTTCTTCCTTCCAAACTCTTCCCTGCCACACGGAATGAGTTGGACGTGCTCCGGCATGCCACTCAACTTCGAAATATTCTGTTCCAAGCTTTTTTGCATTGTACTCTGATATCTTTCCGGTAATCTGGCTGACTGCCGTCATAACAGCTCTCCTTGCAGCTACATCAACCCGATTGGCTCTTCCGGAGGAGTAATCGATCTGTCGAAGTCCGCTATTGGTGAGCTGAGTCACAACTCTACGCAGCACACTGTTGTAATCGAATGCTCCGGTTACAACATCATAGCATGCTGAATCGAGATATTTGGTGTACACCTGTGATAATGGGGTTATAACTTTCTTTCCATTCCCATAATCCAAATAGAATCCTAACGAATTCGTTACATTCTCCATATCTTCAAAACTCTGATCTATGATTGCATCTGTGATCTGCTTAAGTTGCTCGTTCTGGTCAAATGGTATGTGCTCTACGTTGATTTGTTCATATATGTCCTTATTCCTGACATATTCCCAATCAATCACCTTATCATAAAACTCAAACATTTCTGGATAAGAAGCATCGAGCGTTTTCTTAATTTCCTTTTCAATGTCTTCTGAAGAATAACCCAAAATAAGTAATCTGTTAATCTGCCAGTCTGCTGTGCTTGTAATCTTTCCGGTTTTCTTGATTCGCCGGACAATATCCTTCATGATTCGGAGTTCTAAATCTTGATATCTTCCAGCAATCTTACTGGCCATCTGATTCTTGTAATCATCTCGCATATTATTCCATCACCTGATTCTGCTCTGGTAGATTTTGCCTTGCTTGCTCCACGGTCTCCCCATACCATTTTGCACGGTATTCTTCATGCCGCATCACTCCCATGCTAACATCCTGACGGTCCTGCTGCCGCTCTGCGCCTTTATCCTCGATAATAGAATCGTCAAAAGCGACCACAATATCTGTATTTATATCCAGTGCGTTCCCTGTCACAATCCCGAGTCGGATAATAATCTGAATTAATTGCTTCAGCACATCATCCAGGATGATTTCATGCTTCTTTAGCATCCGGTACATATCTGAGTTTTCGGATATTACCTCTGTTGCAGTTTTTACGCCAGTACCATCAAACCGATATCTTTCTGTTCCGAATCCACATTTCAGTGACAGATAATTCAGATCATCATTAATCGCTTTGCTGTGTTCTTCTACTCTGAGGCTCATATCCACCTCTTTGATCAATCCCGTCTTGCTCTTATCATAATCTTCCGGAAGTGAATAAAATACGCTGTCTTCTGGATCGAATGCCGGTGTCCCGTCTATGTTCGACAGCATTTCCGGAGCCACAAAAATCCTTTTTCTTCCAAGATCGAACTCATTACAGTAAGAATCATATTCCATATCCAGTTTTTTCAGTACATCGATAGAATTTGCGAATATGGAAATCCCCATAGGATTGCTTTCATCCGCATTGTTCGTGATGTTCAGACGGTCAATAACAAACTGTGGATTCGTGGATCCTGTTTCCGTTCTTGCTGCCAAATTGGCAAAAGGCTTCAGCTGCCTCCATTCCTGTTCCGTCAGTTCCCGACCTTCTGCACTTCCTTTCGAGCACTCCAATACACTATTTTCGATGACATATATGCCATTTTCGTCCATTTTATGAAACTGAATCTGCACGTATTTCTTTTGTCTGATTGTATGGATAAATGTAAAAATGCACTCTGTTACGCTTCCGTTGTTCCAGCTGACTGGATAAATGTTCTTCGCATCTACATAATTAATTCCGATCTTTCCGTCTGAGACTGTTCCATCTTCCTGCACGGTTGCGTTATAAAGATACGGAATATATGCCACTGTTCCGGTATAAGCTTTTCGTTCCTGGTAGTCGTTTCCCGTCACAAGAAAATGATTATCGTTTAGAACTTTCTTCACGAATTTCTGAGTCGACTCATCTTCCAGCGTGATCATCACGCGCTCATTCAGAAGAAGATCTGCGATGTCTTCCGAAAGTTTCTTTGCCATCCCCATACTTTTTCTCCTGCATCGCTTACTGGTACCTCGACCAGAATATACTTTATAAGTACTAAACTGTCTTACATTCGAATTGTACCAACTGGTCCACTCATCGATCTTCCGGTAAAACGAAGCATCTACTGTATCAATTCCTTTTTTTCTGAAATAATTAAATATATTCATCGTCTTCTCTCACCTCCCTGCTGCCGAAATCGCAAATATCAATCTCCTTTGTCAAATCATCTGATGGCAACCAGTATTTCATCTTGTTCCATGCTCCCATCACTGCATAACGAATCGCATCCATACAGTGATCATTCTCTTTTACAGGAACTTCTTTCCCTTTTTCAATTGATTTCTTATCGTATTCATATACCCCGAACTCATTTACTGCATTTTCTTGCTTTGGGGCAATAGACATAATGTCAAATACCAAAACCTTTTGTACACGGCTGATGCCTAATGCTACATCATTCTCTGCATCGCGAAGAAACACCTGATAGTCCACACTTTTCCTGGTTGCTCTCTTTATTTCTTCTGCCAATCCTTTTGCCGATGGATCCAGGAAAATATAAAAGAGTCGGTTATCATATTGTTCATGTAATTCATCCATGAACTCAACAAGATCCTGTGCATACTCAGACGGACTTTTCTGCTTCCCTGTCTCTCGCCCACTATGATAATACTCTCCTAATCCCGGAAACTTTTTTCTGTAAGTATCAAGGCCAAATGCTTGAAATGTTGTCGCATTCTGTTGGCCATAGTCACCGCCAATATAAATTCTGTCATATCTTCTATCTGAATCTGGCTTCTTTCTGTGCCTTTCTCCAAACATATAATAAATCAGTTCATCAACACCAACTGATTCTCCAAGCCATACCCATCTGTACATTTTCGGATCAGCAATCTCCATTGCCTTGGCAGAAGCAATCAGATCAGGTCCCAGCCAGGCAGCAGGTACATCTCTGTAATCTGTATGGATATGTACGCAGTCAGGACGTTTTTCCATCTTCTTACACCACTGGTTAATCGGTGCATTCGGATTCTTCGGCGGGTTATACAAATAAATCATTTGGAAACCACCTTTATTTCCGCGAACGAAAGTAGCTTCGATATTACTTAACTCATCCTCTCCCTCACCGTCATCAAAGAATTCTGTCAACTCGTCTAGCACAACCGACTTGATCGGTTTATCCTCATCAATAATACCTTTCGTATCATCAATGCCATCTGATCCGGCAAAATACATCGTTGTTCCATACTTCTTATAAGTGATCTCCATTGGAGACTTTGTAATCCGGAACTTACTTTTCGGAATCTCCAAACGGTTGATTCCTCGGAGCATCTCCTTATAAACTGTTTTCCGCAGCTTGTTATGATGCTTACGCAGCACAACCACAGAGCCATTGGCATCTGATACAAGTTGATAATCTGACCTGATAGCTGCATAACTGGATTTCGTCCCGGCACGACCAGATGTCAGGATGATATGCTTGATACTTCGGTTATTGAATATCGGCAGGTACTTCGGAATCACTATATCCGATATCCTGACTTGTTTCTTCTGGCGCATCATTTATAATCTCTACTCCTTCATCCTCATTCTCAGCATTTCCAGAGCTTCTACGGATCTTTTCTGTATCCGCCTCCATCCGTTCTGTCCTGCGTTTCTGTTCTTTATCATCCGCAGCAGTCTGTGCATTCTGTCCAGCATACTGGGCAACAAAATATGCAGCCTTTGTATTTCCCTGCATTGCCTCCTTGATCTGAGCCATAAGCAAAGCCGATTCCAGAGTACACTCAACACCAAGCGACTCTAAAACCGGCTTCCATTCTTCATTATCTATTTCTGCAGTAAGCAGCAGGTTCAACGTCTTCCGGAAGTCTGCCTTCCTACGTCTCGCCCGACCACTTGCTTTCCCTGCTGTTTTTGCTAATTCCCGGCGTTCCTCCGGAGTTCGATTGTCATTCGCATCTCTTATGTTTTCATAACCTGCCACTTCACCACCTTCCATTCCTGTTTATTATTGATGGACCATGTAGGGATCGAACCTACGACATATCGCTTATGAGGCGAATGTTCTACCACTGAACTAATAGTCCGAGTTTTGAGTATTAGAAAAGCACCCCGAAGGGTGCCATTCATTTTCTCATAAATTTTCTATTGCGCATTTATACTTATATAGTTTGTATTGCAAACATATTAAAATGGCTGTAATTCCTATTAATGCCAAAATATAAATAATCGTTTCAAAAAATTCTATTTTTTTATCCAAAGATGGAAGCAGAAAAAAGATTAATGGTATATACATACACGAAAAAACATTACTAACACCTTCACATATATACATACTACGTTTCATATCCTTTTGACTCCTTGTAACATTATTTGCGTGTGTTAATAAAACAATACAAGCTATAAGAACTACAACGACAATCAAACCGGAAAAAAATAAACCTACTGCACTCCATGCTGAAACTGATAATACATACTCAACAATTATTTTCATGTGTCCTCCATTTTGTAAGAACCTCTTCCTTATTCCACCACAATTTTACTATATTCCTTTTTTCGACATATTTCAACACAAAAACACCCACACATCCCTGTGCAGGTGCCTCTTAGGTTTTATATACGGGAAGACGAGCCGCAGGAATTCAGCCTTTGGCTCAAGTATTATTATATATGTGATTCGTGTGATTTGTGTGAAAGTTGAAGATATCTGTCGATTTTCTTACTTATCGTACTTCTCTCAAGATGAATCATCTTCGCTACCTCTGTCTGATTCACTGCATTGACACCATCAATATAATACATCCTGAAGATGTTGTGTAGCTGTGCATCTTTGATTCCTTCAACATAATGCTCTACCTCTTCACATTCCTTTTCCAGACGTTCTTTTCTCTTTAAATCACGTTCTTGTAACCGCTCATATTTTTCTTGGTCAAAACCAACTATGCTCTGCGGCATTGGATATCCCTTACTGTAATCTAAGATCGCATCATTCCCCAACATGGTTTCTGATTGCCACCTGTTATTAAGAATATAGTCCAAGGATAATATTTCTGTCTTGTTATTCCGGTATGCTTCCAGTCTTTCCTTTGTCATTGTCTCCAATGGTATCACTCCCTATCTTGTATTTTCTGGCTATATATCCAGTAACATCTCCATGCCACAACTGCTGCCCTTGTGTTTCAATCAGCTTTCCTGCCTGGTATGCTGGTCGATGAAACTTCTCGCTTGCCTTCCGATCAGGTGGATGTTCTGCCATAGCAGCATAATGTTCTTTTTGGTTCTGCTGGATCTCTGCAGGACTCCAGCGTGTGTCTGTACTCCGTTTCACTGTTTATCACTCCAATCCTTAGCGCACTCATCACAATCACCATTTGCAGCTCCGAAGCAACCGTAACAAGCATTTGTCTGCTCTTTATTTTTCATCTACTCCACCTCGCTTAACAATTTCAATGGCTTTCGCCCAATTATCACAGGAACATTTATCAGAAAATGCATAAGCCGTTCCCTTTGATTCACTATATCTTCTAAGTGCTTCTGATTCTTCATGCTTTAATTCATTCAGAACTTTCTCCACATCAAACGCTGTCGGCTGTTCTTCTATTTCCATAAGCATGGATACCGCAATATCTGCCAACGAAACCATTTCATCTTCGTCTGGTGCTTTCGGTTTTAACCATTTCTCGCATTTTCTCATCAGTAAATCCGCATCAATTAGTCTGCTCATATCATTCTCTCTCTCTGTACGGCTCTGGTAGTGGCATCCATGCAACACAGTTATACATTGCTTGTCCATCATCGTCATATGCCGTATATCCCACTTCGTTTTCACACAGAAGTCCAACTAACATATTTCCTCTATCATCGCAGCAAAGTACGGTACCTTTTGGCATCCTTTCACTGCATGGAATCCAACTCTGATTCGCCTTTCCTTCTGCCTCGTCGATCTTGCACATCTTCTCAACATACTCCCTGACGGTCCCTGTTGCCGCCATCAGCCCGTCATCATACCGATCCGGCTGACAGTCTTTCATCTTCTCTTTCCTGATCTCACCCTCGACCTCACTCAGCCAGGAAAGAAATTTATCTGCGTCCATCATTCTACTCATTTTAAATTTTCATCCCCTTCTGGTATTCATAAATTCCAACATACTGTCCATAGCTCATACCATGCTCTCTTGCTTCCACAGCTATTCTTATGAGCTCATTTCTATACTGCTTTGACTTTTTTCCAGGCTTCTTCATGTTTTTCTTTTGCCTGGTCTCTGTAATAAATTTTCTATGTTCCTCTTGTATTTCACGCATTTTTGCTCTAGCACGATCTTTGCTAGCATAAAGCATAACCTGCACACTCATCACTGCAGTATGCATATCTTCTTGATGCCGTGATGAGCTGTCCGCAGATAATACATTTTCTTATTTTACTTTCACCCATTCTTCTCTACCTTCCCAACAGTCGATTCTCAAGATCATCCATATCATACTGCCTTCTCTTAAAATTGTTATTGTCCTTAACTGCTGCCTTCTTGGTTCTGCTCTGCTTCTCCTTGCCTGGTGTCTTATAAAATGATTTCCATCCTCCTGCTGTTGCCTTCTTAACAATAGCAATGCGTTCAACTTCTGAATCACTCAATTGGATCAAATCCTCTCGAAGTGCCTGGATCTGTTCCGGTATTATGTCTCCATAATTATTAGAACGGACAAGAATATACATCTGAAATGCCTGTTCAAGTTCCGGGCTGAATCCTAATATATTATCTATATTCTTTACTTTACTTTTCTTTAGGGATTTTTCCATGGAATTACAATCGTTTTTCCGGGAATAACTCTCTTTTATCTCGGATAAATCACTAAAATGGGTACACTTAATAAAAGGTTCTGTCTCTTCTTTTTTTAAAAGCCAGTACCTTCCAACTTCTATTGGATTTTTCCTTGCTCGTTCTCTGACTGCAAGTTGAAATCTTTTCTGTATTCCGGCAGAGGTCAAGACCTTGTCCGACTGAAAAAGTGTGTTATCAAACAGTGACCGTGACAGCAAGAAGTTCAAGACCTGCTTCGCCTTGTTCTGATCAATTTTTAGATCATCAGATATAATATATTCAAAATCTTCATCTACCTGCAGGTAATATCCCTGCTTATATATCTCACATAACAGGTAGATATAAAATACGATACCATCTCGTCCATATCTGGCTTTTAGTATCTTTATTTTAGGATCGTCAAGGAAATCAACATCAAGTGGAAAGTAGTCTAACCCATTCTTTCTTGGTCTTGGCAACGCTGCCACCGCCTTCCTGTTTATTCTGTTGCTTTATATTCCTCCACGATCACATCCAGTCCTTCCTCGGCTGAATATGCTTTCTTTGCAGTGACAAATACGATCTGAGTATCATCTTTGTAGGCCACGCCATTCAGCGCATCCGCTACAACCTTTACTATATTATCGATATCCGGTTTCTTCATGACATGAAGTTCACCTGCCAGCATCTGCTGCACTTTTTTCTTAGAGGTACTCTTCGGCGGTTCAAACCTTGCTACAATCCGGAGCGCAACCGGAATCTCTTTATCGAACTTTGTTCCTTTTGCTGCATTGATGTACATTGCTTTGATCAGGTTCTCATACAGTAAGTCTTTCTCCGGTGTATAGCTGACTGAATGACCAATATTCTTATTATGAACGGTTTTGGCTCTCGCCTTTCCCTGTGGTTTCCCTGGAACATGAAATGTAACTGAATTCATTTCCATCTTTCTCCTTTCTTCCTGCGCCGGATCAGCGTCATCCAACGCAGGAGAAACATTTGTTTATAAGTTACGTGTGACATTTATCCAAATTATAAGGAGATAACTTTTCTATGCAATAATTGTTAAGTTGCCATCTTTCATGATCGGAGTCTCTGCAAGCTCAAATTCGAAATATTCTTTCACTTTCTTCATTGCTGCATTCTTCCATAAGCCATTGTCAGCTTCTACAAGCTTGAACATTGGTTCTCCACCATCATCTTTGATGCGGAACACATACAGGCTGGATGGTTGCTCAACCTCCTGGAAAGTACGGTAAGGAATCAGCTTCACCGGATTCGGAACAACCACATCCATTCTCTGTACTCCGGATTTAACCGTGGTCTTCTGTGATACTCCATCGTCTGAATAAGAAGCTGTAGTTCCTGCCTGAATGTTTCCTGATACTTTCATAAGCGTTTCAAGGTCTTCATTCATAGCAAAATTTGCCTGAAGCTCAATCAGAAAACGCTCCTGATCATAATACTTGTCAAAGTGGAACTCATTTACAATCGCCCCACACTCAAACAAATATTCACGGCGTTTTTCTTTCAGAAGACCAGAATACAGTTTTACCTCTTTCGGGCTCACAATATGTAATATCATCTTTTCTCTCAGCTCTTCCGGCATTCCTTTGATATAATCAATCATTGCAGAAAGGGTGTTGACTCTGATGGAATCTGCAAGCTCTTCCTTGCCATATCTTACCAAGCTCTGATTGCAGTAAGTTTTTCCTTCAATCTCTGTCACGATCGGCTCCATAGCCTCTTCCTTCAGTCCTGTTACATACTCAAACGCATCTCTTAATCCTTCAAACATCTTCATATCCTCCTTATGCCTCTCTTGCTTTTCTTAAATCTATTACTTTGTTCCCTGTATTCTGTGTTTCCAGAATCTCTCCTGTGGATGTATCCACTGCCTTGCCATCAATGATCTGAACAGGTCCTTCCTGTGATCCGTTCTCTTCAATATTCATTGACATCTGCCCTGGAATCTGACTTCCAATCTCAACCGCTTCTACTTCACCGGTTGCAATATCCTTTCCCATGGAAATAGCTGTCACAGCTCCAAGTGCAGGTGCAAGCGTTGTCTTTGTCTGCACTCCTGTAGCCACAAAATTACGTTCCTGATTTGGTTTGAACCCAATTGTTATGGTAATCTTTCTTGCTGCTATTGCATCCGTGTTCGGATCCTGAATATTCTTCGTAACCTCTTCAATCGCTCTGTTTACCTGTGCTGTAAAAGCACCATTTGCAAATTTCTCTAAATTAATGTGCTGCATGTTTCTTCTCCCTTCTTACTGCTGAAAAAATTCATCTTCGATACTTCTGCTTTCTGCTGGTTCTTCTTTTTCTTTCTGCTCTTTCACCTCCTGCAGCTCCTGATCAGCAACAACATTGTCCTGCTCTGGCTGAGTATCAACATAATCTGTTGTTCCATCTTCATGGATGACTGCCATGTCCTTATCAAGTGCTGTCTGGAGATCAATGCTCATGATTCCCCATTTACTGATCAGCTGACGGAGCATCGTCTTCATGGCCATTCCATCAAAGTCCTTAAACCAGAAGGAAGAATATTTCCATAAGTCCTTTTCCGGAATCTTTCCCTGTTCCAGAAGCTCCAGAGATTTCGACCCGCCATTCTTTCTGAATGCCTGAGAATATTTTTCTGCATGAGAAAGCATCTTTTTCTTGGACCAGTACATTGTTTTACGGAAACCGTTCTCATACTCAAACATTGCATAGTATCCCATGGCCGGGGTTTCCTCACGGACCACATCATCCTCAATCAGATCTACTTCGATTTCTTCATCCAAAGGATCGTAGCTCACCAGCTCTCCCTCTTTGATTGCAAGAACATTTAATTTCTTGTAATATCCGGAACGTTCTGCCAACTGAATGTATCCTTTATATCCAAGCTGGAACTGCGCTTCCTTGCGTCCCTTCTTTTTGTTATCGAACGGGACCATATAGAACTGGCCAAGCTGAGGAGATGGAGAAAGGTTCAATGCTTCTCCGAGTAATGCTGCTGACAGGATGCTTGGATTTGTACACTCCTGCAGAGCCGGTGTTGTCTGAACTGCTGATACGATACTGGAAATGAATCTTGTCCCATTCTTTCCACCAACCACACTGTTGATCTGTTTCTTTACTGCATCCTGCGTCAGGTATGCAGCCATTCCTGTTTTCGTCTGTCTGTTTGCTAAACTGTTCTGTACTGCCATCTTTTATTCCACCTTTCCAAATTTAATCTGATTCTCAATCATATAGTTACGCAATGCCATGATCTGCTCTCTTGTTCCAAATACACGGAAATCTAACTGGATCAGATCTGTAGCAACTGGCTCTTCTCTTACAATAACGGTCTCATTAACCGGAGTAGCTTCTGTAACCGTCACATCATTTTCATGCTGCTTAGCTGTAAGTTTTTCTGTCTCCTGTCTTGCTCTTTCTTCAGCAATACGTTTCTGTTCTTCTTCATACTGCTGTTTCCGCTTCTGAATGTCTGCAAGTCTCTGTCCTTCTGCAATGGCCATATTCAAATCAAGCGTCTTCTTGTAATTCTCCAGTGCTTCAAAGCTAAACTCCGGAAGACTATTGATCGTAGAAACTTCTGTACCGACTCTAAACAGCAAGTTCTTCATCTGCTCTTCAATCTTGTTAAGAGATACCGTTGCATTCAACCACTTTGGATCCATGATTCTTTCCAGTGTAATAAAGTCCTGGAATCCAATCGTTCCAAAAAGATCTTCAATTTCTTTCTGTTTCAGCTGCTTGCGTCTCTCTTCGATTTCAGACAGCTGAGAATCAATTAACTGAATTGGTTCATCAATCAATGCTGTGATTTCTTTCACCTGCTGTTCAAACCGGTTATACGGTTCCATACACACTTTCTTCAGACGCTTTCTCTCGTCTTCGAATGCAGCTTTTAACTTATTAAGATCTGCACGATCTCTCTTCATGTCTTTCGCCTGATCTGCAGTATATGCGATCGTCTTATAATCCTGCACTCTTGCAGCAACCCATGATTTGACTTCCTCTTGGTTCCACTGGATCTCTTTCAAAAATCCATTTTCTTCCGGATTAGTAATTCTTAATTCCATTTTGTTCCTCCTTGTATTTATATCTCTGGAAGTATGAGCGGTGGCTTCCTGCCACTCTCTACATAATTCCAAAACTTCGTTTCTTCTCTAAGCAGCATATCCAGATCATTCTGAACTTCTGCCCGCTCTATATGGTAATGTTTTACTGTTGTCCGTTTCTCTCCGCCCCAATCAGTTCTTAGATGTGCACACAGTTCAATAAATTCATAACCTGTGACAAGTAGATAATGTAAAACCTGTATGTAATAATTATCCGGAACACGATCTCTCCACTTCTCTTTCTGCATACTCTGCAAAATGTTAGTTGTTTTTATTTCCAAAATTCCTTTTCTTCCATCCTGATCTGTTAGCTCTCCATCAAGTGAAGCCTGCATAAATGGATGCTCAATACTTCGCAAGATTCTGAACTCATGATGCTCTACTTTATATTCCGGATAATCCAGCTTAAACAATTCCCTGATTGGTCCTTCTGCGTATTTTCCATAGATCACACAGGCTTTTCCAGAAATATCTTCCGGAATTCTTCTCCCAGTCTTCTCTTCAAACAGATTGATGTTGCTCTTGTAAGGATTCATCCCGACCACTGCGCTCGCATCGCTTCCACCGATGCCGTTCATTCTTCCACTTAACCAGTCCTTTTCGTCCTTAAAATCAAATACTTCAAACGGATCGTTCATTCTTCTCTCCCTCAATTGTCATTCTTATTGCTTTCATAAAGAGTTCCTCTGCGAGTCCTAATCCAGCCTCTCTACTGACCGTTTTGAAGAGAGCTTCCGTTGTTGCTTTATACTCCATTATAAGATCACCAATACTTCCACTTGCTTCTACCTGACAACCATCCTTATCGTTTGTTTTTATTCTTGTTGCTTCAATCATTTGACTAATTTCCTTTCTTTTCTTATAATGTAATTGACTAATTTCCGAGTGTCCGAAGGTTGCCGCCTTTTCTGGGCACTCTTTTTTAGTATCCGAAGATAACATAAGTTGCAATTCCAAGAAACATCACAGCTCCCATTGCGACTACTGTCATAATCGCTGACATTGTTTCTTCTCTGTCATTGCACTTGCTCCTCTTCGGCTGTCCCTGAATGTCAATTATCTGAACTGTCTGAATCGCTTTTCTCTGAATGTTGATTACATCTAACTGATTCACTCTTTCTCACCCCTTTCTTATAAGATGTACATGGAATGAATCTACTCATCTACATGCAGTGGTTCTTATATACACATTCTTTGCAACTTCTCATATCACTTCTCTGCCTATTCGCTCTTTTTCTAACTCCGTAATCTTAAGAACCCGGAGGATATCTCTTAACTCGCCAATCCTCATGTCTTCCGGTTCGCTAAGTCTTTGGTAAAGCGTACTTTGTGATATTCCAGTCAGCTTTGCAAGTTTCTGTACGCTGATGTCTTCCATTTCCTTTCCTGACTGAATAATTGCAATAAGTGTTCTGTTCTGCCTTTCCCTGTCAGATATTTTTAATTTTGGCATCTCTTCTCACCTCTCTAGTCATCATAAGCGCGTGGAATCATGTCCTCTGTCAGTGCGTAGAAATCGCTGAGGTACGCTCCGTCATCTGTGATACTTAAATCAACAGCAACGTTGTTCTCGTTCATCAGCATGATACTCAACGCACACTCTTCTCCGATTGTTCCATTGCCAACAGCTAAGACCTTAAAGCCTTTCAATGCGTGCAGCTCTTCAGAATCTCCATTGACTCTCTTATTGATAATCTTTTTCTTCATTGCTTTCACCTCTCTTCATCAATACCCCTCACGCCACCTACTCAATCGCTGGAACCCAACCACATTTCTTACACTTTTGCGTCCTCATCACTAATAGCACTTAAATCATCCTTAACTGCGTGTGGCTCACTGATCCAAATAGCTTCATCCGAAATAGTTACATCAATAGCTACATGATGTTCATTTACCAATGTAAGAACAGTTATGTCTCCAAAATCACCATTAGTAGATCCATCTTCCACACTTACTACCTTGAATCCAATAAGCGGAGCAAAAGCTTCTTTTTCTCCTGCGTATTCTCGATTTATAATAGTTTTCATCTTGATTCCCTCCTACACTTCAAAACTCATCTGCGCATTTTCAGCGTCAATCTCTTCTTTCAAAAACATTGGGAGCTTGTACGCTTCGATAATCTTTACTGCCAGGTTGCACTGATTTCTCTTGATTGCCTTGTATGTGTCAACGCCGAATTCTCTTTTGAGCTGTTTATCAAGGTCTTTGTAAACTTTGGTTCGCAAGCTCCTGTCCCGATACGCTGGACTACTCTTTCCGCCCATCAGTGGAACAATCTTGTTATTCTTTGCCCATGTGATTCTCTGACACTCCAAGGCAAGTAACGGCATGTCCTGTTTGAACTCCTGTAAATCCTTGTCAATGGAATTTACTTTCTCTGTTAGTTCCACATTACCCTGTGCAAGTAACTGAATCTTCTGGTCGGTTGTCATTGGAACTGCTTTTGGTTTCTCAAAATAATTGTCAACCAGTCTGTCGTAGACTTCCCATGCCGTGTCAGTGTTAAGTGACTTCGCATGAAGGAAAGCTCCTTTTTCCGTCCAGAGATATAATTTGTTGATTCTTGACGATTCATCAAATTGATGATTCGTTTTAAAATCTTTCAGCTCGTCGCCTTCCAAGCAGATGTAATGTTTTCCTTCAATATATCTTTCCTTATTTCTATTGAAGTTGTTTGAAATAACTCTTGTGTCAGAGCCATACGCTTCCGCGATCTGCTGTGTTGTGAGCACTCTAATGTTTTTGTACTCTGTAATCTGTAATTCGTCCATTTCTGTGATCCCTTCTTTTGTTACGTGTTAAGTAACATTTTTTACAAAAAAAATTTTTATTGGGTCTTCAATATGTAATATTTCTATCATTATTTCTATTTCATCACTATCAAAAACTCCTTTTTTCATCTTGTCATAGAATGTTTTTGGCGTAATTCCTAAAGCTTTTGCAACACCTGACTGCGATATACCATTTTTAGCAATAACACCCTTTAATTCATTTCTATCTATCATGATATCCTCCTTTCTTGTTACGTATTGCGTAACTTTATAGTACACCTTATTTTGTAACGTGTCAAGTGCTTTTTCGTTTATTTTTGTTGCATATTGCGTAATTTATGTTATAATACAGATATAGTAATTAGTTACTGGAGGTGAAAAAATGGGATTGAAAGAAAATATCAAAAGTAAACGAATTGAACGTAAAATGACATTAGAAGATTTAGCAAAAAGTGTTGGTGTAAGCCGTCAAACAATTCAACGATACGAAAGTGGCGTAATTGGCAATATTCCTTCCGATAAAATAGAATTAATTGCAAGGGCGTTGGACACATCTCCAGCATATTTAATGGGTTGGGAACAAATAGATTCAAATTTTTCCGGAAAAGAAGCTCCGAAAGAAATCTATGATAAATTCAAAAATAATGTATCTAAATTTCACGGAAAGGATAAAGAACTTCTCGACATATACAGAAAACTCTCTTCTCCGAATCAGAAAAGAGTTCTTACCTATTCAAAAAATTTGCTTATGAACCAACAAATGGAAGAAGACCTTACCGTCCAGGCAGCTCACGAACGTACAGATATAGAAGTAACTGACGAAATGAGACAACATGATGATGACATCATGGATGACGAAAACTTCTAATCTCCATAGTCCACTTTTATAGGACAGATTGCTTAGTACAATTATGATGGAGGTGTTGTAAGTGAATTCTTATGAAATACTTTTAGACGAAGCTCGCAATATTGGATTAGTAGTAAAGGAAAAGCCACTGCAAAGCGGAGATGGAAGAATAAAAGGAAACAAAATTGCTATCCGGCATGATATTAAGACATCACGACAGAAAGCCAATGTCCTTGCGGAAGAACTTGGACATTACTATACTTCCACGGGTGATATTCGAGATCAGTCCAAACTGGAGAACCGGAAACAGGAACGCCAAGCCAGATTACATGGCTACAACCGCCTGATCGGACTTATGGGAATCATCCACGCATTCAATGCTGGATGTCAAAATAAATATGAAATTGCAGACTTTCTGGATGTTACAGAAGAATATCTAGAAGACTGCATTAAATGCTACAGAGATAAGTATGGAGTGTATACTGCAGTTGACAACTATATTATATACTTCATTCCGAATCTGGTAGTAGTTGAAATGATGTGATATAGCCTCGCAAGAGATTATATATAAGAGTTTGTGGTGTACTTAATGGAACAGGACTAAAGATAAGGAGGGTGTAATGGGATTTTTAGATGTATTTAAAGATGGCCAATACAAAAACAAATACGAAGAACTGCAGAAACAATATGAGGATTTACAATCTTTGTTAACACCTGAAACGCAAGCTGTTATAAATTCTCAAAAAGCAATCCAAGAATTAAATGGATATATTCAAGAAAAAAACAAGCTTCTAAATCAATTGAATGAGCAGATAGAAACCGCTGCTATTTCCTTTGAAAAACAGAAGTCTGAAATGGAAACTAAAAGTAAGCAGTTGTCCGATATAATTGCTCAAAAAAATTCCGAAATCATTAAACTTGATGAAGAAATTTTAGTTCAGGAATTTGGACTGTATAAACCAACCTATGATTTTGCAAACGCCTTAGATTATAAAGAAGAGCTGGCAAAAATACGTGCTAAGCAAAAAGAAATGATCAAGGGAAAAACTGCTGTAACAGGAGCAATCGACTGGACAGTTAACGGAAGTTCATCGAAAGGTAAAAAAATGGTTGCAGATACCCAGAAATTACTTTTACGTGCTTTCAATACAGAATGTGATGAACTTATTAGTAAAGTTAAATATACAAACTTCGATTCTTCATTAAATCGTATATATAAATCTTCTGAAACGATTTCTAAGTTGGGAGTGATTATGAGAATCTCTATAACTCCAAAATATCTGGATTTAAAGGTGAAAGAACTCCGTTTAGCTTTTGAATATCAAATGAAGAAGCATGAAGAAAAAGAAGCTCAAAAAGCTGCGCGTGCCGAAATGAGAGAAGCAGCCAAACTTCAAAGAGAAATTGAAGCTCAAAGAAAGAAAATTGAAAAAGAGCAAACTCATTATCAAACTGCTTTCGAACATTTAATGAAGCAGTTAGAATCCGATCCAGAAAATCAAGACTTGATCAATAAAAAGAATGTGCTTGAAGCTCAACTTAATGACATTGATAAAGCTATGAAAGATATTGACTATAGAGAAGCTAATCAGCGTGCAGGATATGTATATGTTATTTCTAATATTGGTGCTTTTGGTCCTAATGTATATAAAATCGGAATGACTCGTCGATTAGATCCTCAGGATCGAGTTGATGAGTTGGGTGACGCATCTGTTCCATTCAATTTTGATGTACATGCTATGATTTTTTCCGATGATGCTCCAGCACTTGAAACTGCTTTGCACAGAGCCTTTGAAGATAGAAAATTAAATATGGTAAATACTCGAAGAGAATTTTTCAATGTCACTCTTGACGAGATTAAAGAAGTAGTAAAGAAAAATTTTGATAAAACAGTAGAATTTATTGATGTTCCGGATGCTGAACAATACCGTATCAGTCAAAAAATGAAACAAGAACATCAATTTTAAAAACCGCTCCTGCGCCAACAGGAACGGTTAACTGGAAGCACACGCCAATGTGCTTTAGTAACTCCGAAGAGATACTCCAAAATCCAATAAATATTGTATCATCTTCGGAGCAGTCAATCAATCAGAACTCTTGTTCTGTTGCTAGGCTGTTATTTTTATACCATTTTTTATAAAAAGGAGATGATTGTATGGCAACAGCTAAGAAGTTACCTTCCGGATCATGGAGATGTCTGGTATTCTCACACTATGAAAATGTGGTGGATAAGGATGGAAAACCAGTTATTGATCCGAAAACAAAAAAGCAGAAGCAGAAAAGAATCTATGAATCATTCACCAGTGATCTTCCAGGTAAACGAGGAAAACAGTCAGCTGAAGCACAAGCTGCACAATTCCTCGCAGAAAAGGGCCGGAAGAAACGTCCTGAGAACTGGACTGTAAAAGAAGCGTTCACTAATTACATTAAATTAAAAGAGAATGTGCTGTCTGAAACCACATTGCGTGGATATGAAACAATCGTAAGGAATCAGATAAAGCAAATCGAGAACATAAGCCTACGTAAGCTGTCCCAAGAGGACGTGCAAGCGTGGGTAAATGCAATCTCGATAAAGTTATCACCTAAGACAGTAAAGAACGCTTATGGACTATTTACGGCTGTCATAGGGATGTATTCTCCTGGAACGATATTTAGAGTCACATTACCAGCTCCAAAGGACTTTGACGGATATGTTCCATCTGATGAGGACATCGAGAAGTTGATCAAGTACATCGAAGGAACTGAAATGGAAAAGGCTGTACTCCTTGCAGCGTTTGGAAGTCTTAGACGTGGAGAAGTGTTTGGTCTGACAAAGGAAGACATCACTGGGAACTCTATTCGGATCAGAGAGACACGTGTACGTGGTAGAAAAGGAATCGTGACCAAAGGACCTAAGACACAGAGCAGTTGTAGGCATGTGATCATGCCGGAATTTGTAATCAGAAAATTTGATGATATTGAAAGTGGTCCGCTTGTTAAGATGCATCCGGAAGACTTGTCCAAGAACTTCAAGAAGGTGCTGCGCTCTGCCGGTATTCCAGAGTTTCGATATCATGATCTCCGTCACTACACTGCATCCATCATGCATGCCCTTAATATTCCGGATCAGTACATCATGAAACGTGGTGGTTGGAAGTCTGACAAGGTGCTCAAAAAGGTATATCGTGGTACTATTGAGTCTGAGGAAAAGAAGTTTACTGACAAGATAAACGAGCATTTCACTCAAATCATGCAACACGAAATGCAACACGAACCGAAGAAAGCGTGATAAAACCGCCACTTTTAGCGTTTTTCATTTGGGTTCGATTCCCGCCAGGTCCACTTTTTAATGGAAAGTGTGAAGACTTTAAAATAACGGCATTGTATCTCGTAAGATGAGATGCAATGCCGTTATTTTTTGAATAATATCCTTACCTCCAAATGGAATGCATAAAACAAAAAACTCTGAGATTCTTGCAAATATTAACTTCACAAAAATCTCAGAGAAAAAAATAATGCCGCAGACCGGAATCGAACCGGTACGGGTATCACTACCCACGGGATTTTAAGTCCCGGGCGTCTGCCAGTTCCGCCACTGCGGCATTCCTCAAAATGCTTTCGCATCTTGAACGACCCAGAAGAGACTCGAACTCTCGACCTCCGCCGTGACAGGGCGGCGCTCTAACCAACTGAGCCACTGGGCCAAATATTTAATTGTCAGCTCGCTGCCCCTTACTACTTCCAAGCAGTCTAGCTAAATGGACCTTCGGGGACTCGAACCCAGGACCGACCGGTTATGAGCCGGTTGCTCTAACCAACTGAGCTAAAGGTCCAATTGATTATTTCTGTTCCTAAGAACAAGCCGATGATCGGACTCGAACCGATAACCTGCTGATTACAAATCAGCTGCTCTGCCAATTGAGCCACATCGGCATAAATGACCCCGACGGGAATCGAACCCGTGTTACCGCCGTGAAAGGGCGATGTCTTAACCGCTTGACCACGGGGCCATACTTTGTCTGTCGACTTCCTCAACAGCGATTATAATCATATCATATAAATCACCGTTTGGCAAGTACTTTTTTGATATTTTTTAATTTTTGAAACTTTTCAAATAATTCGACAAATCGAACTTCTTAGTTTCCTACTCCTGATCCGATAATCAAAGAATAAAAAGATCTTACATTTCTGCAAGATCTTCAAGCTCCCCCTGTTGGACTTGAACCAACGACACTTCGGTTAACAGCCGAATGCTCTACCGACTGAGCTAAGGAGGAATATTTAATTAAAGGTTATGTACCTTCAAAACTACATACAGTCAAAACCAACATCATCATCCAAACCTATCACTGCTTT